TAGTGCCAGTCGAAATTACATATGAGTTAATTGATGAAACTAATTAAATATAATTTTGAATTGATGTATACAATGATTAAAAGGATATAAGGAAAATTATATTATTATGATTGATGCAAGAACAGGTAAAGATATAAAAGATTATCCTATTTTAGATGAACCAAAATTATATGTGTATGTTATGTTGAACAATGTTGGAAAAGTAAAAATAGGAAAGACAAAAAACATACAACAAAGATATCAATCTTTAAGTGGAAGTAATAGTCAAGGTAACGATATTATAAAAATATGTGTTAGTCCTAGTACGTATTTATATACATTAGAAACTATTATGCATGATAAATTTGATAAATATAGAATTCCTAATACAGAGTGGTTTTATGACAGAGAAGATGTCGATGGCGAGTTGTTGTTTGATAAAGCAGTTGAAGAATTAAAATTACTCTTCTCTTCTACTAGTTATAAAACATGTAATAGTGAGAGAAAAAAATTTTATGAGAAATGATTCTCAAAGACAGGTGGATCAAATGACGACAAAAGATATTGAAAACATTGCGTATAATCATTTATGGTCACTAGGAAAATATTTAGTTTTTGAGGTCGCTGCACCAAGAGAGTTAATTAATAAATACCACAGGGAGCGTGTTGATCTTCTTATGTATGAAAGTACAGGCATTTGGAAGTGCTTTGAAATCAAAAACACTGTATCAGATTTTAGATCATCAGCGAAACTTAGTTTTTGGGGAGATTACAATTATTACATATTAAATGCAGATGTGTATAAAACAGTAAAAGATGAAATTCCTGATGGCATAGGTGTTTGGCTTGTATATAAGCCAGATGATTCTAAAGGCTGGATGGAGTGTGTTAAGAAACCCAAGAAAAGGAAAAGATTGTGCAGTCACGAATCATTAATGTTTGCACTAATGCAAGCTTTAAGTCGTGAGTATAAGAAATACAGAAAAATAAAAGAGAAAGAATGTAAATCTTCTACAAAAAGATCAACTAAGAAGAAAACTAAATAATAATATATATAGTAATATAGGAGTAAAAGGATATGAAAATGACAGCAGAAAATAATACAGAACAGTTTGTTTTGGATGATATTAATACAGTGTATATTGGATTTGATGATAATACAGAAGTTAAATTAGATAAAATTATTGAATATGATATTGATTTAGACAAAATAGAACATTCATTTATTGAATTAACCAATGCAGAAACGGACACAGAAATTGTAAATCATTTTGTTGGAAATAAAAAGAACCATGTTATTTATGTAGATGTTAAGGGAAAGGGTTTTGATATTAAAAATAATAAAGAAATTGATGTATATTATAAAATTCCATGTAATATGCATATGAGAAAATTAAGAACCCATGGTGAATGTAGAGAAGAAGTTGGAAGAATGTTTATTCAGTTAGAGGGGTTTATTAAGTAATATGGTAGAAAAACAAATATTAAAATTAACATCTCCTGTCCCATTGTCAGTAAATCACTACCTTGGTACAAGAGCTATTTTAAAGAATGGGAAACCAATGGCAATGATATATGAAACTGGAGAGGCAAAAAAATATAAAAAAGAATTCATAAAATACATACATGAACAAATTAAGGAACAAAATTGGACTTTGCAAGTAGTTGAAAACCAGCACTTCTATTGTGATTGTGTTTTTTATTTTGATAGAATTGATAAAGATTGTAATAATTATTTCAAGTTGTTATTAGATTCAATTACTGAAAGTGAGTCTATTTGGGCAGATGACAATGTAGTATGTGAGCGTGTTAATAGAATTTATTATGACTCTGCCAATCCTAGAATCGAATTAGAAATATATCCTGTAGATTATATAGGGGTATTTGACGATCAAGAACAATTGGATTGTTTTGAGAATAGATGTAAAACATGTAAAAGATACAATAAAAATTGTTCAATTTTAAAGAAAGCAAAAGAAGGACGTATTCAAGAAGAGATTTGCAATCTTGAATGCAGTAAATACAAGGGGAAATAAGATGTACGATTATGAAATTCAAAATTATTTACAAGAAAGAAATTATAAATTGACAAATAAGGAATATGATTATATGTGTAGCACTTGTCCACAAATAAATCATATAAAATATAATGCATTTGAAAATAATTTTGAAGTGTGGACAGATTACAGTTATTTTAAATTTTATGTTTATTATAAAAAAGACTGATTATGAATAAAGGGAGAAAAAATATATGAGTAATAACAATGTTAAAAAATATACAGTAGAAGAATTTTGTGAGAAATATAATAAAACAAATATTGAGCAAACAAAAGAAGCACTTATAAAAAAAGCAATGAATTCACATTATATTCCGTATGAAAAGAAAATTGCAATTTGTGAAAAGATTATTGAAAACTCTTATTATAAGAAAGTTAAAACAATTGAAAAAGATGGTGTGGAAGTAAAAAAGTTGTATGTCAACTCCCCTGCCAGTTATATGCTTTATTGTTTGTATTTAATAAAAGAATATACAAATATTGAAGTAGATTTTTCAAATGTATTAAAAGACTTTAATATGCTTAACGAATCTGAGTTATTTGATATTATTATAAATAATATTTCGGAGAGAGAACTTAAAGAGTTTCGTATGATTTTAGATATGGTAGAAAGCGATGTTTTGCAGAATGAATACGGGGCACATGCATTTATTTCAAATCAGGTAGAAAGATTTGGTGAATTGTTTGGGATAATTGTAAATCCTGCACTTCAAAGATTAAGTGATGTTTTAGAAAATATGGATGAAAAAACAATTGATAAAATAATGAATAAGCTAAATGGATTAAAAGGTAAATTTGGCGTAAAATAATAATTAATGTCGTGATTTATATGTATATGATTGATTATTTAGGCTGTTTGACTTTTTGTTTAACATATTGTATTATTATTTTAGATTATATGAAAGTGAGTGATTTAATGAATACTTATATAATGAGCGATATTCATGGTTGCTATGACGATTTTATTAATATGCTTAAACAAATTAATTTTAGAACAAATGATCAACTTATACTTGCTGGAGATTATATAGATAGAGGCATACAGAATTTTGAAATGCTTAAATGGATAGAAAATGCACCGTATAATGTCCTATTAATCAAAGGTAATCATGAGGTTGAGTTTGCTCAATGTATTAATATTTTATCTTCTTTTATAAATAGAATAGGAATTCAAATTAAAGATAAAAATGATCTTTTAAAAGTATGCTCAGTAATAAAAGAGGATTTAAATAATAATATGTTTGACTATTATGGGACGTTAAAACAATTAATATTTGACCACAATATTACATTATTCGATTTAAATAAATGGAAAAAAATGATTGATAATATGCCGTATATTTTTAAATTAACAATTAAAGGAAATAAGCATATAATAACTCATGCAGGATATATTTCTAGTGAGAAGTTCAATATAATTAAGAACAAATATGATAATATTGAATCTTTTTATATGTATGCAAGAGAAGATTCTTTAAAATATGGTTGTCAAAAAGACACAACTATAATATTTGGACATACTCCAACTATTATGAATGGCGAATTTTATAATGATGGAAATGTATACAAACATATTGGACATAATAATTGTATATTTTATAACATAGATTGTGGAAAGGTATATTATTCTAAAAAATATAAAAATGCTAAATTGGCATGTATTAGATTAGAAGATAAACAAATTTATTATATTTAAAAAAGAATATCGAATAAGAATGTTGAAATGACAAGATGAAAATCTTGTCATTTTTTGTGTTAAAAATAAAATAAAAAGGTGATGAGTTAATGTCTGGAAAAGCATTTCAATTAAGTAAAGAAACAAAAAAAGAATTACAAGAAAAAGCGAGGCAAAAAGCAAAAGAACTCGCAATTGAAGCAAGAGAAAAATTAAGTGAAGAATATTTAAATGTTGTTTCAAATTTTTATTCTGAATATGAACCCAAATATTACTTGAGACATTTTAATAATAAATACGACAATGGTAATTTATTGAGATCGGGTATGGGTAGAACTTTTGAGAAGTATTATAAAAATTCTCATAATACTACTTTTAGTGGTGGAATTAGCATTTCAACAGATAATATGTATGATGATTATCAAGGGTCGCAAATAGATGTCTTGAATTCATTTTTAAATGGATATCATGGTCATCCGTCTGTTGGGATATGGAGTTCTATTCACACATATAAACATATGCTTAGATATAAAGATTTATTAATAGCTGATTTTTCTCAAAGATTACATTTATAAGAGAGGAGGAAGTGATAGATAATGGCAAAAGATATATTAAAAATAACATTTGATGCGGATACTAAGCAGTTTGAACAAAACTTATTAGGATCTATGAATAATATTTCTAATGTGGCTGCAGATCGATTGGGCAAAGCTTTTGAAGAAGCTGGTAGAAAACCTAAATTAAAGAAACAACTTACTGGTGTTTATCAAAATTTATTTGATGAATTAACTGACGCCAGCGGAAATATTGATAAAGTAAATGAGGCTATTGATAGGTTTATAGGTAGAATTGATTATATTAATAGTTTTGAAAATAAAAAAATAAATGGTAAAAAAATACCTGGAATTTTTGACAATTTAAGTATTGGAGATGTCGATAAAATTCTTGAAGGATATGATAAAATTGTAGAAAAGGAAAAACAGTTATCTACTATTTCTTCTGATGAATATAGAAATAAAATTCGTGAAAAATCAACTGTAAAATCTTTAAAAACACTTGAAAAAACTTATCAATCTACTGAAGAATCAAGGGCGAAGTATGAGGAAAAGGTAAAAGGCTATTTAAAGAATAATGGTCTACAAACTTCTGCCATTTCAGAAGAAATTAAAGCATATTCATCTTTAATTGCATTGTTTGATAAAATCAATAATACAAAAGTTGATTATGGCAGTGCTGAAGCGGTAAAAAAATCTCAATCATTATTATATGTAATGAAGCAAATAGAAGAATTTGAAAGTAAAAATGGTGGTGCATTATTTTCTTCTTTTAGAAAAAATGAGCTAGGTGACATTAAAAATATTACATCTTCTATTGCAGAATTGTCAGTAAATGGTGTAGAGGGATCTATTACTAATTTTATAAAAAAAATGACGAATCCTATTAAAGATGAAATAGAGCAGATTAATCAAAGTGCTATTAAAAATTTGTTAAAAATGTCAAAGCATAATGCTAAGTCTGCAGAAACAACACAATCAAAAGTAAATGATGCAATTAATAGTAGCAATAATGCTGTTAATTCTATTAGTGGTAAAAATGGTTTTAATGAAAGTCCTGATGGTATCAATGTTTGGGAAAAATCTCTTGAAAATCTAAAAGAAGAGTTTAAAGATGTTATTAAATATGCAGTAGATGCTGAAACCGCCCTTTCAAAAATAAACGAATTAACAAAAAATGCAGAAACCAAAGGTTTAAATGTATCTCAACAAAAAGATTTAATTGGTTATAGCAGAAGATTTCTTGAGGTGAATAAAGATGACAATCTAATGATTAAAGATGAATCATGGGATTTTATTGAACAATGGCAAAAGAAATATGAATCTGTTGGAAAAAATGTAACAAAAATGACTGAAAAGCAGTTGGTAGAAATTGAAAAATTAAAAACTGCACAAAAAGACGTTGTTCCTGCTACTGTTCCTGGTCAAACAGGTAATATTGATGATTCTAAAGTAATAAAATTGCGAGAAGATTTAGAACAAACTAAAAAAGATATAACATCTTTAAAAGGAAGAGTTGATACACTTGAAAACACTACTGCTTTTGACACACTTTCATCTAAAGTTGAAGACTTTGATAAAAAGATTAAAACTATTGATGGTTCGGTAGGGAATCTCTCAAATTCTTTCCAATTGTTGTCAGAATTGTCATTAACTGATTTACAGAAAGTTGTGATACCATTTTTTAATGGTATAAATCAAGTATATCAAGAAAATAATGGCAAAAAGATAAGCGGATATTGGGATGAATTAAAAAAAGAAATTGATGGAAATAATTCTTCTTTAAGAGAACATCTTAAATTAGTTGGTTTATATAATTCAGAACAAAATGGTGTTCGTCTGGTAGATTCTGGTTTGGTTAAAAGTGGTGGTTTAATTGGTGATTCTACTACGTTATTAGCAACAAAAAATAGAGATAGCCGTTTTGAAGATGCACAATTATTAAAATTAAAATTAGAAGAAGCTTATGCAGCAGGCGTTAATGTATCTAGGATATTAGATATCATTGGTACAAAAGAGTCTAATGTGTTTTTAGAAATTCAAGAAACTGCAAAAGGTAAAATTCTTGGAGATACATATTCGCAAAATCCTTGGGTGAACCCAGATATATATAAAGCAACTGACGAGCAAATTCAAAAGTTGATATTTGATCTTATCAAGCTAAATGAACTTGGAATCGGTGTTGATACTAATCTTACAAATATTTTTTATGATCAAAAGAAAGGTTTTTCTTTTATTGATTTAGATTTAAAACCAGCAAAATTTGGAAGTTATGGAGAAATGGTCAATGAATTTATTGATACAACCATTGGTGAAGCAGAAATTCATTATGAAGAAAAAGGCGACAAAACCAATTTAGCCATAACTAATAAATTAAGAGAAAGGTTTGCTAATTTATCAAAACAAGTAATACAAGCATATGCAGAGGCACAAGATTCTCATTCTCCTTCTAAAGAATTTGAAAGGCTTGAAAATGATGCAGTTGATGGAATTATTGTTGGTGCAAATAAAAATGCAGATAAACTTAAAAATGTCGGAAGACAAATGGCAGAAAACATTAAGCATGGTTTTAAAGAAGGAATGTCTGAGTTAAATGATATAGTTAGTAATATTGCTATAGGTAATCAAACGATTAAAGATGATAAGATTGATAAAAATATTGGTCATTATAATCGAATGATTGATTTGATGAAAAAATATGTGACATTGCAAGAAGAAATCAATAAAGGAAATTATAAAATTTTATATAAAAATGAAGATGGTCAATATTGGAATGTTGATGCTAATGACACAACAAAAGAAAGTAAATATATAAAACCTACTAAAGTATCTATAAAGCGTCAATTAGATCGTTATTTGTCATATAAAAATGATGATAAAATGTCAAAATATGCAGATATAGAAAAAGAAAAATTAGCTTCTTATGTTGCTGCATTTAATAACGCTGATGAAGCGCAAAAAATATTTGGCAATAAGAATAAAGAAATTTTCACTGAAGTTTTAGGAATGATTGACAAAGCTAATGCTTCAATGAAAGCATATAATGAGTCACAAAGTGTCTTTAGTGGAATGCTATATAATGCATATAATTTAACAGATAAAACTTCTTGGACATTGGCAGAAAGAGATTCTTTTGAGAAAATATTAAATACAGGTGATATTGAGAAAGCGGTTGGATTTTTAAAAGAACACCTTGGAATACAAATCCCACAAGCTGCAAATCAAGCAAAAACTGCTATAGATGGTATTGGTGAAAAAGTAAAACAAGAGGGGCAAGAAACAAAGGTTTTAAAAATTACAATTCCTTTGGATGCAGATATTAATTCTTTAAATACTTCTATTCAAGAAAAGAAAGATCAAATTAAACCTGTTGAAGTTCAATTAACAGCAACGACACAAACACCTGCTGTTACAATGGATACAAATGTTGGTACGACTGGAATGGCTTATGAGTCTGAACAAGCAAATTTATTAAAGGGAAGTATTGATAAAATCACTGCTTCCGTTGATGCAAAGACAAGCGCATTCCGTCAGGAAGAACAAGTTGTTGTTGGTACTGTTCAAAGAGAGATAACTAATCTTGAAGCATTGGATGGACAGTTAATAATTATTAAGGAGACATTAGAAAAACTTTCTAAAATTCCTGTTAAATTAGACGTAAAATTACTTGACAATAATATAGACGAAAATACACAGAGAATCATTGAAGGATTAAAAAATAGTATAAATGAATTAAATCCTGAAATTTTAAGTGGATTAAAGTCTACATTAAAAGCATTATCAATAGACACATCTGTTGCAGAAAATGTACAGAAGTTGGCCAATGCATTTTTGAATTTAAAAGTAAACCTTAATAATGTTAGTACTGGTGGAATGGAATTCCTTAATTCTATTAAGGAGTTATCGAATTCAGGCAGGGCGATAGAAAACCTAGTAAAAGTAATAAATACAACTGAAGAAAAACTTGCAAAGGCAAAACAGGCTGTTAAAGAAACATCTGATACTTCTACTGCTTCTACTAAAAAAGATATAAAAAAAGAAAATCAAGAAATTGTTTTACCATCTAATTCAAAAGAATGGGAAGCAATTTATGAGAAAGCAGAAAAGTATAAGAATGTATTAGGTGAAATTCAAAAAATAACATACAGTATGCGTCATGACAAAGACGGCAAAGAATTAAGGTCATATAAAGTTACTGGTTCTAAAAGTTCGATTACATTAGGTGAAAATTTACGTGTTGTAGGACAAAAGGAAACTCAAGAATATCAAAAGACAACACAAGATTCTTATAATAAAGAAATTAAATTATTAGAAAGAATTAATAGATTAAAAATACAAAATCTTAATCCTAATAATAAAAATTATGAACAAAATCAAGCTAGAATCTCTAATTTGGAAAAAGAATTATCGCTTTTAAGAAAAATTAGGGAGGAAAATAATTTATATTCAAATTCTGGTGAAACATTAGTGAAAGCTGCAAATAATAATTTTAGCAAAATGTATTCTGCAGCACAATCTGATCAAAATAAAAATACACAAAGTAAAGATATAAATGTATTATTAAAAAACCAAAAAGATGAATATGACGCTATTTATCAGGCAAAATTAAAAATTGCTCAACTGGATAAAAGTAGTGTAACTTATAGTATTGACAAACAAAAATTAGAAGAGGAAGTTAAAGCTCATCAGAAGTCTTACTTGCTTATTCAGAAAAAACTGGCTGGTTATTTGTCAGAAGAACAAAATCAAGAACGTATAAACAATTTATTAAAAATCGGTGCGGAATATCAAGATAGAATCTATATCACTCGTAGCTCAAAATTAGAAACTAATCTTGACGCTCAAATTACATCACGAAAAAAAATTTATGATCTTCAAGCAAAAATAGCCACTTCTAGTAATGAAGCAACTAAGGCAGGATATAAGGCTGATTTAAAAGCAGAGTTAGAAAAATTAAAAGTTTTAAGAGAACAAGCAACTCAATATACAGATATTCTTTCAAAAGCAGAACAAGAAGCCTATGTTGCTGAAAATACCAAAAATGCCCTTCAAAAAAGAAAGGATATTATTGGTGCAAGTCAAAATGCTAGTTCGCAAAATCAAACCGTTAAATCGTCAAATATTAGTGCTCGAATAGCTAAGACAGCCAGTGATATGGAACAGTTAAAACAGCTTAATAGTTCTGATGCTTTTGCAGATGTATTTGTTAATGCAGAAAGCAAGGTTGCAGATTTAAATAGTCGATTAGAGCAAGGCAAGATTAGTTTAAGTCAATATGGCGCTGAATTTTCAAAAATTAAGTCGGACTTAAATAAGAATAAAAATATTTATGCCACTATTGAGCCAAATGATTTAGCAAAAGCAAAACAAGAAATGGCAGAATATGCTTCAATTGTTAGTGACGGGCAAGCAGTTTTTAAAAAAGGTGTTGAATCTGGTGAAGAAGTAACTTATACTTGGACAGACCAAAATGGAATAGTTAATAATCTGAAATTGTCTTATGATGAGGCGACAGGCTCACTATCAAAATTCCATACACAACAAAAACAAACAATAAAACCTGCCAAAACATTTGCTCAAACTTTAGTACAAAGTTGGAAAAACGTTGCTAGATATGCAATGACCTTTATGAGTTTTTATAGAGTAATAAGTATAATCAGAAAAGGTATAAATTATATTAAAGAACTTGATACTGCTTTAACAGAAATGAGAAAGGTTTCTGATGAAACTGTAAGTAGTTTAAAACAATTTCAAGAAACAAGTTTTGATATTGCTTCGGCTATAGGTACTACTGCTTCTCAAATTCAGAATAGTGTTGCTGATTTTATGAGACTTGGTGAAAGTATCGAAGAGGCAACAAAGTCAGCGCAAGCAGCAAATATTTTATTAAATGTATCTGAGTTTGAAAGCATTGATGAAGCAACTAAAAGTTTGACTGCGATGGCAGCCGCATATGATGAATTAACTGATATGGAAATTGTAGACAAGTTAAATGAAGTTGGTAACAATTTTGCAATTTCCACTGATGGATTGGCAACGGCTCTTCAAAAATCAGCAAGTGCGTTAAACACTGCTGGTAATAATATGAATGAAAGTATTGCCTTAGTAACTGCAGGTAATCAAGTAGTACAAGATCCCGATAGTGTTGGTGCAGGTATTAGAACAATCGCACTTAGGATTACTGGCACCAAGGAGGCAAAAGAAGAGCTTGAAGACCTTGGAGAAGACACTGAAGATTTTGTAGTTCAAACTGCATCAAAGATGCAAGATAAGATTAAAACTTTCACAAAAGTTGCATCTAATAATTATAAAGGTTTTGATATTTTAGACGACAATGGAAATTACAAGTCAACTTATGAGATATTACTTGGAATTGCTGAAATTTATGAAGAAATAGTTGAAACTGATAAGAAGTTTGGTTCAAATATGGCAAATGGTTTATTGGAGACCCTTGCAGGAAAGAACCGTTCTAATATTGCAGCTAGTATACTTCAATCTCCTGATATATTAAAAGAAGCATACGTATCTTCATCGGAAGAGTCAGCAAATTCAGCACAAGATGAATTAAACAAGTATTTAGATTCCATTGCAGGTAAAATATCTCAATTTACTAATGAAGTACAGGAATTCTGGTACAATTTAATCAGTTCCGAAACAGTAAAAATGTTTGTAGATGCAGGTACAAAAATTGTAGATATTTTAGGCGATATTGTGGATGTACTTGGTGAAGTAGGTACAATAGCTGCAATATTTGGAGCTGCATTTGGAATTCATAAAGTTAAAAATTTTGGCGGTGGTAGGGCTAAAAAGTTTGCCCTCAAAAATAAATATGCCACCGAATCGTTTAACCGTGAGGTGAGCGAGTTCTGGTGCCCATTGGAGTGGTAATATATCTGTATTCAAAATGAATTACAGGAAATATGTTATTAGTCCAATGGGCATGAGTCCTATTAGGACTCAAAAAATGAACAAGGACGATTGTAGTTAAACAGCAGAGAATGGAGTAAAATACATATATAATATATTATAATATAAATAATATATGTGGTGGTAACACACTACTCTCCTATTATTAATTATAGGACGGGAAATTTTTAAAATGCAATAATTTACTAAGTTTATGCAGGGATGTATAAATGGCGAATGTGAAAGCATGAGGTATAGTAAAAATAATTATTGAAATGAGAATGATCCGCAGGAGACAGTTCTAGAACAGAACTACCCTCACAGAGCATAAGGGCTGTATGGATATGTATATGAATGTGATTTTAATAAAATATATTTGTATATTTTATTCATAAATGTGTGCTCGTAAACATAATGGACGCATACCATTAATTAATAGTAATTAGTTGTATATTACTTTATGTGATTAGGGCGTAAGTATCGGTGCGTAAATACAACACGATAAAAAGGATAAATGGAAAATATTTTCTATATTGAATAAAATATAGTATATAAAATTAGATATAAATAATAAACCTAAAAAGAAAAGAAGAAGTTTGATAATAGATTTTATTAATTAATATTAAAAATTAAAGATTAAAAATAGTAATTGATAAAATCTTGCATCTTAGAAAACTAACACTACTCTTCTATTCTTTTTTTTGTGGTTTAAAATGCAATAAATATAATAAATTTAATAAAAATAAAAATGTGTTAGGTTTCTAAGGTGCAAGATTTTAGATTAATTAGTATATATTAATCATTATTTATAAATGACAAATAATAATTAATAAATAAATATCAAGCTTAAAAATGTTTGATAGTACGGTCAATTTTAGGTGTTAGTGATGCTGTGGAAACGTCTACGCAAGATGTAACACAACTCAGTACTGGAACAAAATTGCTTAATAAAGCATTTACAGCTCTTAAAACACCTGCAGGAATGGCAGCGACTGCAATAATAGCCATAGGATATGCTGCATATAGAGCCTATACGATGTATAAAGAGAACATGATAGAGATGGCTAATAAATCGTCATCGGCATGGAAAGAAACTACATCAACTTTAGAAGAGTATACTACTCAGTATAAAAAATTAAAAGAACAATTGGAATCTGGGGAGCTTACAGAAGAAGAAGTTCTGTCAACAAAGAAAGAAATCCTTGACATTCAAATACAAATTACAGAGCAATATGGTAGTCAAGCTTCAGGTATCGATTTAATTAATGGAAAACTTGAAACTCAGCTTAGTTTATTGCAGCAAATTTCAGAAGAAGAAGCAAGTGAAATAATAAATAAAAATCGTCAATCGTATAATGATGCATCATATGAAATGAATAAAGAACGTACATATACTATTCGCTCTGGATATTCTGATATTTATGGTGGTCAAATAAAATCAATAGTTGACGAATTTGATGAATTAACTATAGAAAATACAGGAAAAGAAGGTCAAAGTATCAAATTCAAAGGAACTGCTACAGAGGCAGATGAAGTCATCAATGCTTTTATGAATAGACTCAAAGAAGAGTTTAAAGATATAGATTTAAATGGGACTGTAGTTGATGGTTTATTAAATTCAGCATCTGAAGCATTATCTAAAAATCAAGAAAAAGTTTTAGATAAGTATCAAGACAATTATAAGAATTTTCTTCAGATGGATATGTTAAGCCAAGAAGATGAATCTATTGAAGACGCTTTTTATAAGTATACTGAAGCGGTAGAGAATTTCAATGAAGCTGTTGAGTCTGGTGATGCAGAGGCAATATCAGAAGCACGAAAAGAAGTTGCAGAATTAGAAAGCAATTGGGACACATTGTTAACAGGTGATAATAAAAAATATGCAACTTTAGTTGTAGATGTTAGATCTCAATTAGACACGGATGGGTTAAAATTATTTGATTTCCAAGAATTGGCTAATGGAACTGTCAGTGATGGAAATCAATTTATTAAAAATGCTGATTTTGCAAAAATGTATATGGATGGTCTGAAATCTTTAGGTGTATACTCTGCAGATGCAATGAATGCCTTTATGGTGGAAGGATTGCAGACTGGTGAAACATTACTGCGTGAATTAGCAAAAATATGGGGATTGACTGCAGATTCATCAATAACTGAAATCCAGGAATTTATTGATGTTCTTGAACAATTAGGTATAGTTGTTTCTAGCATATCAGGATCATCAATTGATCTTCCAAATATTACAACGGAAACTGAGAATTTTGAAACATTAAATACAGCAATAACTGAATCTGTTTCTGCTACAGGTCTAACCGAAGAATCTATTACAAATCTTACAAAACGTTATGAAGATTTAGAAGATTTTAATGCAGAAGAATTATTTGAAAAAACTGCAAATGGAATTCATTTAAACACTGATGAACTTAATAAACTTGAAAAGGCTTATAAGAAAACCAAGAGGCAGAAATTTGACAATGAACTTCAACGTTTAAACGAAGAATATGAAGAATTATCTGATGAAATTGAAATAAACAAAGATAATCAAGAAAAGTTGCAAGAATTATATGCCAAGCGTGAATCTATCGCAAATAGAATTGTTGATGTTGCAGAATTAGCATCTAAATACGAGGGATTAACTTCAGCTTATCAAGAATGGCAAAAGGCACAGTCAGATGGTGATGAACGTGATATATATGGAAATATCGCAACTTCAAGAGATGAAATTGAAGAAGAGCTGAAAGATGGTTGGCTAGACGATGGAACCAAGAAATACATTGAATTATTATCTTCTGATGAAAATTTAGAGACATTTAATGATTATGCAAATGCTTGGAAAAAGCTTAAAAAAGATATTGGTGATTCTGGATATAGTGTATTTGATTTCTTTACTGTAGATGATGATGGAAATGCAACTTCAGAGGGAATTTATAATTTCTTAGATACAGTTAATAGTGAAATTGGAGAACAATTTGCATGGAAAGATAAAGATGGTTATCATTTTGATTTTAGTGGTTTTGAACATGAGGGATTAACTGGTGATGAAGCTATCGCAAAATATCTTGGAATGGATGTTGAAGCGGTGCAAAGTATTCTTAGAGCTGCTATTGACGCAGGATTCACGGTTGATTTGGAGTCAAAATATGCTGCATATGATAATTTTATAGATTATGCTAAATCTGCAAATGACACATTAAAAGATGCTGGTGTTACAGATTATACTTTTAATTTTGAAGCTACAGATATTGAATATGTCAATGAGCAAATTGATGAAGCACATAATGTATTGGCAAATCTTACTGATGAAGAAGGCAAAATAAATTTAGATACAGATGAAGCACAAGCGGCAGCAAGTATAATGTTGCAACTTCTTATTAGAAAGAACGAACTTGCAAATTCAACATTATTAAAAATAGATTTATCAACACCAGTTAATCAATTTGAGGAGATGCTTGCTTTAGCAAGTCAGATTGTAGAACTTGATGCACATAAGCAACTTTATTTGACTTTAGGTGATACTGAATCTGCTGCTGCTATGCAAAAGGAAATTAATACAGTAGTAAATCAGTTGAATACCAATTATGGTGATCAATTAGAGGCAATAGGAATAACAGCAGAAATAAAGCCAAATACTTATAATAATTTTTTAACTACAATTCAAGCTTTGTCAGATGAAGCGTTGATTCAGTTTGGTGTTGCGGAAAGCCATATAGCTGGTTATGTTCCACCAGATAAAGAAGTAAAATTTACACCTGATTCTAAAGAGGTAGATGCTTACTTAGAAGATCTTAAAGACCCTACAAGAACAGTTACTTTTAAAAAGATATCTGAAGAAGTTGATGAATGGATAGATAGTCTTGATAATAAAACAGTAACATTTAAATTAAAGTATGACGAATCTAATACATCTGATAGTGAAGGTGGAGGTGTAAGTGTTAATGGTACTGCTCATGCAGATGGTACTATTCCAAAACTTCATGCTCGTGCTTTAGCGATGGGTACTCTCTCATTCCGTCCTGGAACTCCAAATCATGCATATGCTCAAGGAACTTGGGGAACCAAGAGGTCTGAGACAGCACTGGTTGGTGAACTTGGAAGAGAAACTGTAGTTTATGGTAATAGATATTGGACTGTTGGTGATAATGGTGCAGAATTTGCTCATATTCCTAAAGGTGCGATTGTATTTAACCATAAACAAACGGAAGAATTGTTTAAGAATGGACATGTTACATCTGATGGTGGTCGTGCTCATGTAGTAGGCACTGCACATGTGCAAGGAACCGCATATTATGGAAGTAGCGGAGATGGAAATGATCGTAATGACTCATCTAATCTTGCAGATGGTTCATCTGGATCTTCTTCTAACGGTGATGCTTCTGATGCAGCAGAAGATCTTAAGGATTGGATTGAAATTCTCATTTCACGTATTGAGCGTTTAATTTCTAATTTAGATAAAACAGTTTCTGCTACATACAAGACGTGGACAGATCGGAATGCTGCATTAAAAGAAGAACTCGGATTAGTTAATGAAGAGCTTGTTATTCAGCAGAAAGCAGCAGAACGTTATCTGCAAGAAGCTGAATCAGTTGATCTCAGTGAACATTACAAAGAACTTGTAAGAAATGGTGAGATTGATATTGAAGATATTTCTGACGAAAAATTGTCAGAAAACATTCAAAAATATCAAGAATGGTATGAAAAACACCTTGATTGTTTAGATGCAGCTCAAGATCTGGAAGCAGATTTAGCATCTTTAGCAATGCAAGGTTTTGATAATGTTGTATCCGAGTATGAAGATAAATTATCAGTAATTGAGCATGAAGCAGATATGCTTGATGGATATATTGGTCAGATTGAAGAACGTGGATATTTTGTAAGTACAAAATATTATGAAGAATTGATATCTACTGAGAGAGAAAATATTTCAACATTAGAATCTGAATATGCTGCACTTCAGTCAGCACTTTCAAAAGCAATGGCTGATGGAGATATAAAAATGTATTCGCAAGATTGGTATGAGATGATGTCACAGATCCAAGATGTTGAGAAATCAATACAAGATGCCAATACATCCCTTGTTGAGTACAACAACAACATGCGTGAACTCAATTGGGAAATTTTCGAAAAGAGTCAAGAATATATTTCTGAGATTCAAGAAGAATCAGATTTCTTAAGAGAACTAATGTCTGATGAGAAAATGGTTGATGATAAAGGATCATTTACAGAATATGGACAAGCAACACTTGGACTTCATGCTGTAGATTATAATACATATATGTCTCAGGCTGATGATTACGGCAAAAAGATTGCAGAGATAGATAAAGAATTGGCAAAAGATCCTTATAATCAAACTTTAATTGATAAGAAAAATGAGTATATTGATGCTCAAAGAGATAGCATAAAAGCTGCAAATGACGAGAAACAATCTATGCTTGATCTTGTAAAAGAAGGTTATGATGCAATGCTTAATCATATGAATGAAACAATTGATAAGCGTAAGGAATTATTGCAAACAACGAAAGATTTATATGATTATGAAAAGAATGTTTCAGAACAAACCGAAGAAATTGCTAGACTTCAAAAGATCCTAAATGCATATGAGGGTGATAATTCTGAAGAAGCGAAAGCATCTATTCAGCAGTACAAAGTTCAATTAGAGGAAGCCGAACAAGCTCTAGAAGAGACTGAGTATGATCGTTATATTCAGGATCAAGAAAAGATGCTTGATGACATGTACTCTGATATGGAGGAATGGGTTAGCAATCGTCTTGAGCAGACAGAATTAATCATTCAAGGTGTAATTGATGAAACTAATACTAGTGCAGGTGAAATCAAAAAGACACTTGAGGAAGAAACTAAGGCAGTTGGTACTACTCTTTCTGAAGAAATGGAAAAAATCTGGTCAACAAATGGAACATATACAACTGTTGTTTCAACATATTATGATGAATTTGGTACTCAACTTACTACAACCAATAGTGTTCTTGAAAGTATTAGAGTCCTTGTAGATGAAATGGTTAAGAATTCTGATGATATTGCGAAGGAAGATTTAGGATTGTATGATGGAATAGAACAATCTTCTGGAAAGATTGCTGGAGCTGTAGGCAACGTTGGTTCTACTGTAAATAATTTTTCTAATGATTCTAGTAACTCTCCTACTGCTTCTGATGAAAATTCAAGTAACAATTCTAATGATGGTTGGGGAAGTTGGTTTATAAGTAAGAAGAGTAATTATTCGAAGTCAAAACTTGACAAGAATGTTTCGATTGAGGATAGACTTAAATACTTCGACTATGATTCATCTATGACTGCTCGCAAGAAATATTATGAGGCAATGGGTGGTACTGGGACTTATAAAGGAACAGCATCTCAGAATAGATGGATGATTTCAGAAATGAAGGCTCATGGATTCGCAAAAGGTGGTACAATTGGTAGTCTTATCAGTGGTACAGGCGAAGATGGATTTGTGCTTGCAAGAACAGGTGAAGAAATCTTATCACTTGAAAAGATTCAAGCACTTAAGGATGCATTTGTAGCTATTAGACCTATTGCTGAAGGATTCAAGTACATCTCTCCTGCTTCTATCATGCGTGATACAAATAATATAAGTGGACACATTGAAATGAATATTACGTTGCCAGGTGTAACAAATTATGAAGAATTTAAGATGGCACTTATACATGATAAAAGTTTTGAAAAGACTGTTCAACATATGACATTGGGAGCAATGACAGGTAAGAATAGTTTAGGAAAATATAAATACAACTAATATTGAAGCGAATACTCTGGTATTAGTTATGTTGGTTATATAAGGTAACGCTACCCTATTAATTTAGGGTGGCGTTATCTGCTTTATTGAATGATTAAGAGGAAATAATTATGTTCGGAAATAAAGGAAAAGATAAAAGGGATAGACAGGATAAAAAGGATAAAAAGATTGAACTTCAACAAGATATTATTAATAAATTAGAGAAAGAAGTTTCTGAATTAAAATCTGAGATTGAAGAATTAAAGAATGAATTGTTGGTTGAAAAAAATAAGCCAAAAGAAGGATATGAAAAAGCAAAACAGATTCATGTCAGTCTTGAAGTAAAAAAAGATGAATATCAGAAATTAATTGAAGAAGTAAAAGAGATAAAGAAACAATATCAGAAAAAACTTCAAGAGATTACTGATTTTAAAGATAAGTATCAAAGTGAACTAAATAAGGCTTTGAAATGTACAAAGAAAGATATTAAACATATTGAAAAAAATAGAAAGCACTAAAGACACTAAATATATAAATATGAAAATAAAAAATAAAAAGGAGGTGTGTAGGTATGTATGTAACAGATTTTGAATATGCAAATAGACGGTTATCAGAATTTGGGTGTATTGTATGTCATATAAATAGTGATGCAAGTATGCAAGAAAAAGATATTGGTTGTGATATTACCTTTACTACAGTAAAGAATAATCATACATCAATAAATAGTGCTACTTCCACTAGTTATGATAATGTATATACAACAACATTTGAAATCATGAAAAATCCTTGTAAGACAAGTGATGATGAAATGTTTTTAAGTCCTGAAGAAGTTAGAGCTTTAGTAAAGTGGTTAAATAGGCGAGAATATCATAAATTCAAATTATACAATCCAGATTATGAGATGCCAGAAATTTATTATTATGGTAGTTTTAATGTAAAGCAAATATGGTTAGGAAATAAAATATTAGGATTATCATTAACATTTACAGCAAACGCACCTTATGGATTAGGAGAACAAATCAGATTCGAATCCTATGTGTTAGAGAGTAATGGAACATTCTCAGTGTTTGGGGATAGTGATGAAATTGGAACTATTTATCCAAATATTAAAATTGAATGTTATGCAGACACAGGCAAAGGCGAAGAAGGATTTAGAATAACAAATAAGACAACTGGTAATTATACATATATAGACAACTGTAAGAATGGTGAAATTATTTATATGGATGGAAATCATAAGATTATAGTTACTGATAGAGAAGAACATAAGGAGACTTTATATAATGATTTTAACTATGAGTTTTTAGATATTGAGGTTGATGCTAGTGATTGGTGTGAGAATGAATATGAAGTATCTCATCCATGTAAGATTACAATAAGCTACTCTCCTATTCGGAAGGTAGGTGTTAACTAATGTCAAAGATAAAGTTTAAAAACGGAAAAGTTGAAGATTATACAATTGTGTTATCTACAAGGGATTATAGGCATTTAGGACAGCTTACAGGGGTAAAAGGTGTCAATTATGTAGGTAATTTAAATAGTGCAAATGAGTTGTCGTTTACCATTTGTAAATATGATTTGTTAAAATATGATTGTGAAGAAAACAAGTTAATTGATTATGATACATTTGTAAAAATAAAGACAGATCTTTGGAATCAGATTGTTGATTTGAAGTTGGTATGGATTAAAGAGCTTAATGAATATTATGAAATCAAAGTATCAATTACGGATTCTAAAGAAACGATAAAGACTATTACTGCTACATCATTGTGTGAGGCAGAGTTATCACAAACATATCTTTATAATATAGAAATCAATACTGAAGCAGATATTGAAAGAGATGCGTATAATGAAGACTTTAGTACATTATTTTATAGAGACCCAGACAATCAAAATATATATAATTGGGGAACGTATGATCCAACTGATTCAAAAACAGAGAAGTATTTTGAATTTATAAAAGATGAAAACGGCAGTCATATAAAAGATAAGAATGGTAGAAAAACTATTGATGAAGAGGCAACATATTTAAAGAGATATAATATTTTAAAATCTGCTTCTTTAATGCATCGTATTTTAGAGAAAGTACCACATTATACTATTAAAAAAGAAAACATAGACGAATCATTGTGGAATTTACAAAGAAACTTTAGTATAGATGGAAATACAGTTTATGATTTTTTTACGGGGGAATGTTCTGAGCAATTTGATTGTTTATTCCAATTTGATTCTACTAATAGAGAGATCTATGTATATGATTTGCTTACAGTATGCAAAGATTGTGGACATCGTGGAGATTTTTATGATGAATGCCCAGAATGTGAAAGTACAAATCTAAAATATTTTGGAGAAGATACTACTATTCTTGTTGATAAGAAAAATCTTACAGAAAGTATTCAGTTTGAAGCAAATGTTGATAGTGTAAAGAACTGTTTTAAATTGGTTGCAGGGGACGAAGTTATTACTGCGGCAATTAGAGATATAAATCCAAATGGATCTGATTATATTTATTATTTCTCTGAGAATCAACTTAATGATATGCCAGAGGAATTAAAAAATAAATTAAACAAATATAATGAATTAGTTAAGAGTAAAGAAAAATATGCTCAAGAACTTGTAAAAAAAATATATGATTTAACTGATAAAATTGGATATTTGACTCATAGTATGATGCCAAAAGTTGAAAATGTTGAGGAGATCCCGACCATAGAAAACATTACTAATCCCAAAAGAGGATATCTCTATGTTTATGAAGATGTAGTATATTTATTTAATGAAAAAGGAAATAAGTTTGAGGCACAAACTGAAGATTCAGAGTTGTATAGTACTTTGGGTACATCTTTTATATCTGCGAGTATTGAGGCTGAAAAATTAAATGAAGAAAATCTCAATCCATTAGGGGTAAGTAAAGTTTCGCAACAGACAGTTACCGAGACAATAAATACAACATTAGAGAATTATGCAAAGATATTTGTTAAAAGTGGATATGTAAAAATAAAAGCGAATGCAATAGAAGATTTTAAATATGTAGGATTAGATGAAGATGGATGGGCTTATGGTATTTGGTATGGTACATTTACTGTAACAAATTATTCTGATAAAGAAGATGTTGTAACTACGGAGCCTATAAAGATAAAGGTTTATAATAATGCTAATAATTACAAAAAACAACAAATACTAAAACAAATTGCAGGATACAATGATGACGATGATAAAGAATTTTCTGTATTTGACGCATTAAGCATTGATGATTTAGAGGATTTTGGAAAAGCAATAAAATTATATTCTAGTACAAGATTGAAGTCATTTTGTGATGCATTAGATGCAGCAAAGACTGAAATTGGCACATTAAAAGACAGTAAAGAATATCAGGATATATATAAAGAATTTTCTACGATTTATAATAACAAATATGATGTTTGTATTGAAGAATATAATTCAAGAAATACAGAGATTGAAGTATTAACTAAGCAGTTAAATGCAGAGAATGTAAAACAAGCCGCATTGCAAAAAGAATTAGATTTTGAAACTAATATGGGTGAATACTTTAATACTTTTTGTGCTTACCGTAGAGAAGATAAATATAGTAATGATACTTATCTTTCAGATGGTTTAGATAATGCAGAGAAAATCAAAAAGGCATCTGAGTTTATTGAAACTGCAAAGAAGGAATTAAAAAAATCGGGTGAAATGCAATATACACTCTCTTCCACTCTTTATAATTTATTGGTTTTAAAAGAATTTAAACCTATTGTAGATAAGTTTGAATTAGGAAACTGGATTCGAGTAAAAGTTGATGGCATTTGGTATAGATTAAGATTAATTAGTTATACAATTGATTTTGATAATTTACAAACAATCAATGTTGAGTTTTCTACAGTTACAGAGGTTAAAGATGCAGCATTTGAAGCACAAGAAATTATAGGATCAGCAAAATCCATGTCGTCAACATATAGCTATGTAAGCAAACAAGCCGAAAAAGGAAATAAGGCACAGAGTAATATTCAAGATTGGCATCAAAATGGTTTGAATAGTAGTTTAATACAAATTCAGAATAATGTTAATGAAGAAGTAACATATGGCAAAAATGGAATATTGTGTAGATCATATGATGACACTACAGGCGAATATGATAAAGAACAATTAAAGCTTACTCATAATTTATTAGTCTTTACAAGAGATAATTGGAATAGTGTAGTATGTGCGTTAGGAAAACATTATTATTCACGTTATAATAATGATGGTATTAGAGAAGACAATATTGAAGGATATGGATTAAATTCTGATTTTGTTACTGCAGGATATATTACAGGTTCGCAGATTATTGGTGGATATATTTATTCTGACAATTATTCTGCAATAGATAGTACTGGTTCATTTATTGATTTACGGAATGGTAAATTTAGTTTTGCGGGTGGAAAATTAACATTTGATCCAGAGACTGGTGTGTTAGCTATTGAATCTCAAAGTATTGTAGACTCAATGGATCAAGTGGAATTGACGAGTGAAAAATTACACATTTATGCAAAAAACATTATTAATGATATAACATCAGATCAAATTGCGAGTCTTGATGCAAGTAAAATTACAGGTACTATTGATAAATCTAAGATTGGTGGGGTTTATTCAAATCTTATTGATGGAAAGATTAAAGATTCACAGATTGAAAGTTTAAGTGTAGGTAAACTTGATGGCACGATCTCGTCTTCTATGATTGATGTTGCTCTTACTAATAAAACAATATCTGGTGGTAGTTTGTTAATTGGAAGTAAGTCGGCAACCTATACAGAGATTTTGGATTCTGGTGAATTAAATTGCAGCAATGCAAATATTAAGAGTTTAACCGCATCTTCTATTAATGTTATTGATTCTAATGATACAAGTCATGTTGGTGTTACTGGCGAATATACTATTGGAAATACGGTATTAAAAATTGTAAATGGTATTATAGTAAATGTTACTCAAACACAAACTAATTAAATATATAAAATACTAAAATTTAAATAAAGTATTAGTAAAATAAATGATAAAAAGGAGAAAATAATATGAACGAGACTATGAAATCTACGGCAATGGTAATTAATGAGACTAAGCAAAGAATTGCACAGGTATGTAATGAATCTAAACTTCCACCCTGTGTATTGGAATTGATTGTTAAAGATGTTTATAATGAAATTAATTTCTTAGCATCAAGACAGTTACAGGAAGAAAATATGGAGTACATGAAGAAGTTGTCGCAGGAAAAAGTTAAGTCTGAAGAAGTAAAAGAAGAAAATTAATTAAATATAAACAAAATTGAGGAGGTGAGTCTTTTGGCATTAACAACAACAAAAAAAATATCTTTAGATTTTTACAATAATAATTATATTACTGTTAATGCAAAACAGTTAGATACCGAATCTCGTTATATAAATATAACATGTACTGATTATGGGAAAAAAGTAACATTGAGTGCAGATACTATGTCTGTATTTGTTAGATATAAGAAATCAGATGGAAAATTTGCATTTAATGATGCAGAAATTTTAGAAGATGGAACAATTGATGTTGAACTAACACAGCAGATGTTGGCTGTAGATGGCAAACAGACTGTTGATATTATAATTGTAGCTGAGAGTGGATTGAATGTTGAAAGTTTAAATGATGCAGAGAACATTTATGATTTAGGAGTTACTATTGTTTCTACAATGACTTTTTATGTTAATGTAGAGCCTACTGCCATTGAGCATTCGTGTGTAACTTCTGTAGACGAATTTGATGCATTGCTTAAAGCACTTGCAAGACTTGGTGCAACGGAAGATACAATGAGAACATTAAAGAGTGAGTTAGAAATTTCAAAATCTGATACTGAGGCTGCTACTGCTGATGCAAAAGATGCACTTGAAAAAGCTGAAGAGGCTGAAAGGGCTGCTGGAGTGGCACAAGAAAAAGCAGAAGCTGCTTATAATAGTATAGATGAATATGTGACAAAAGCGGAAAAAGCAGTTGCTGATGCGGATGTTGTGGTAAAGAATTGCAATGAAATTATTGATAAAGGTATTGTTTTGCAATCAGAAAAAGGAGTAGAGAATGGTGTTGCCACCCTTGATGAAAATGGGCAGATTACAGAAAGTCAGGTAGAGACTTTATGTAACAATATTGCTCTTGACTTTGAGAATATGGGTAATTTAATGGAAGATATTGGTCAAAGAGTAGATGATATTGAAAATATTCTTGAGAGATTGCCTGAAATTCATTATGGTACAAGTGCTCCAAGTAATTCGCTTGGTAAAAATGGCGACATCTATATGCAAATTATAGAATAGGTAGGTGAGTAATTATGGCAGAGTATACATATGTATTTACAGAATTTGGTAATACAGTAGAGGTTACTGGAAGTTCTAAAACATTTGCAGTAGTTACTCGATATGCATATTCAGAAACAAATGAATTAGGATGGCATTTATTTAGAAGTCAATATGTAAAAGTTCTTACAAATGATGATGGCAAAACATTTACAAATTATTGTAGAACATCGTGGTACGGAGAAGATAAAACTTTTTCATTGGGTGAAGTTGGTGATTATTGTTCAATACTAGAAGATTTAGGCTGGGTTCAATATGGAACTATTATAAAAAATGATTCTTATGCTTATTATGAAGGTGGATCTGGAACCAAATATGAATCAAAATTATCTTGTACTTATACTGTTCCTACACCAACATGTACAATTACATTTTATAGAAATCAGACCACATCAGATACGACTACTAAGGCTGTAACTTATAAATACGGGGAAGGTGGAAGTTTTCCAAATAGTACTTGGAGTTATACTGGACATACGTTGTCTGGTTGGGCATGGACAAGGGGTTCAACAACAGTAGATCAATCTGGTAACACTGTTTCAGATGATTTTATATGTTGGATTTATAATTCATATTCAGGGAAAAGAAACATATATGCGGTATGGAATGTAAACACATATACTTTATCATTTGATGCTAATGGTGGATCTGTTTCTACAACCAGTAAAAATGTTGCATATAATGCCACATACGGCACTCTTCCAACTCCTACTAGAACAGGTTATACATTTGATGGCTGGTATACTAGTGCAAGTGGTGGAACAAAAAAAACATCTAGTAGTACATATACGACAGCAGGAAATAGTACACTATATGCCCATTGGACGGCAAATATGTATAAAGTAACCTTAAATACGAATAAGGGAGATGACATTCTTCAAATTATAAATGTAACATATGGTTTAACATATGGAACAGAACTCAATTTATATGAGCCTACAAGAACTGGGCATTTCTTTAATGGTTGGTGGACAAATTCAGATGGTGGCATTGAAATTACAGCAGATACAATTGTTACAGATGCTTCAAATCATACTTTATATGCACATTGGGAACCAGCAAATTCAGCTTATATAAAACAAAATGGAAAATATGTATTATGCTTTACATACGTCAAGTCTGATGGAGAATGGAATGAAGCAATTATGCATAAAAAAATAAATAATGAATATAAACGAAGTATTATAAACTAAAAATAAAGAAAGGAGGTCGAGTAATGGCGAGTTTTAGAGATTTATTAAAAGCAGCGAATGATAATTCTGTTGCTTTAACTATAGATAATAATAATGGAATTGATGTAGCATCTGTCGAACCAGAGGTAGGCATTATGACTTTGGAAGAACCTTATTATGATGGATTAGCATATGATCCTTGGGCTGTTTCAGAAGGGTTTGTTCCTTATGAGTCAGATAAATATGATTGGTATGAAGAAATAGAATACAAGGACGAAAATTATTCTATTATTGATGAGAAAAAGAATATTATTCTTGATGCAAGTCAGTTTAATATAACACAAGAAGAGAATTCTCAATTCATTCCATTTGAAATGCCAAGAAGATATGATGGATTTGATTTGCTTAAAACTACATTATCAATCCATTATGAAACAAGTGATGGATATCATGGGGATGTTCCACCTGTAAACGTAGAATATAATGATAGTAAAATTCGTTTTGCATGGCTTGTGGATGCAAAAGCAACTCATATTGATGGAATTATCAATTTTGAAATTCATGCGATTGGAACAAACTCAAAGGATAAAGCATATGTTTGGAAGACAAAAACAAATAGTGAACTTGAAGTTTTAAAATCATTATGTAAAAACTGTGAAGAAATAATTGAGTTAGATGATTCATGGGTGCAAGAATTAGTAGAAAGAGTTGCTAAAAATGTAGCTGATCAAATTGCAGAGGCTCAAGTTGGCGAACAAGTTAAAGCTGCCGAGGCTGCTGCTGATAGAGCTGAAGCTGCTGCTAGTAATGCAGAATCTACAGTAGAGAATGTTCTTGCAAATAAAGGTTATGCTACAGAAACTTATGTTAATGAGGCTGTTGCAGGTGTTGATGTTACAGAACAGTTAAAAGATTATGCTTTAAAAAGTGAAATTCCAACAATTCCTGAAAATGTCAGTGAATTTATTAATGACGCTGGTTATTTGACCGAACATCAAGATATTAGTGGAAAAGCAGATAAAGAACACACTCATAGTATGAGTGATATTATAGATTATACTGAACCTGATTTAAGTGATTATGCTCTTAAAACAGAAATTCCAGAGGTGCCAACAAATATTTCTGAATTTGTTAATGATGCTGGTTATTTGACTGAACATCAAAGTCTTGACGATTATGCTACAATAACATATGTACAAGAAGAAATTGAAAAGATTGATATTTCTGATCAACTTGGAGAATTAACTGATAATGATGGAAATGTTATTACTGTTGAAGAATATGTTGCACAAGAAATTGCTGAAATAGATGTTTCAGGTCAAGTTTACACTAAAGAACAATCTGATACAAAGTATGCGGAGAAATCAGTTGAAACAACTGTTGCTTCTCATACAACAGATATTCAAAAGGCAAATACAGCTATTGCTTCTATTAATGAAACATTAGAGAGTATTGATAAGTCACCACGTATAACGTATAAAGCTACATATGGAGACGTAGAACTTGATGATGGTACCACTGCTGAATATATGTTCACTCTTTGGAAAAATGAAGGTAATGGTGATGAAGTTCAAGATAGATTCCAGATTATGGGCGGTGGTGGCTCTGGTGGTAGCAGTGTAACTCTTCGTATTGCTTATGTTGAAGGCTATACTACCCCACTTGTTTCTACTGTTGATGAAAAAGTGATTGTTAAATATAATTTCTCTGGCGAAGATTCTGCTGGTGACACAAATCTTGATGGTACGGCTTCTTGGAAAGTTGGCAATCGTATTGTTGCCACTGAAGATGTTGCAACTGGCGAATGTGAATTTGACTTAACCGATTATGTTACTGTTGGTGATAATAAAATTGTTTTAACTATTACTCATGCTACTGGTGCTGTTGCAACAAAAGCTTGGACAGTAAAAGTTGTAGATGTAAGACTTGAATCTTCATTTGATGATACAAAAGTAAATACTGCAAATGAACCAGTTGTATTTACATTTACTCCTTATGGTGGTGTTAATAAAACAATTCATTTCTTGCTTGATGGAGAAGAAATAGGAACAAAGACAAGTTCTGCGGCAGCTGCTGGCTTATCAGATTCATATACAATTTCAGCAAAAGAACACGGAACACATTTATTTGAAATTTATATGACTGCGGATATTAATGGGAAAACAGTTGAATCCAATCATATTATAAAAGATATTATATGGTATGATGAATCTTCTGATATTCCTGTAATTGGTTGTGTAAGTCAAGAATTTACAGTTCGTCAATATGAAACAATTAATATAAATTATACTGTGTATGATCCATCAACTGAAACTCCTAGTGTTTCTTTGAAGTCTACATATGTTAATGAAGATGGTGAAGTAGTTGAAGAATATGACTCTAATATTACCATGTCTTCTAATACTGCTACTTGGCAATTTAAAACAGATGTAATTGGCGAACATACTTTAACTATTACTTGCAAAGAAACAGAAAAAGTTTTAAAAGCAACTGTAGTCGAATTAGGTATTGAAGTTTTTCCTATTACTGCTGGATTAGTGTTTGATTTTAATCCTGTTGGATATTCTAATGACGATGAGAACAGATTGTGGTCTAGTGGTGATATCGCTATGACAGTTTCTGATAATTTTGACTGGATTAATGGTGGTTATCAGATTGATGAAAATGGCGACCAATGTTTCTGCATAAAAGCTGGTACTTCTGCTGAAATTAATTACGAATTGTTTGGCGATGATGCAAAATCGAATGGTAAACAGTTTAAGTTAATTTTTAGAACAGAAAATGTTTCAGATTCTAATACTACATTCTTAAGTTGCATTAGTGATGCAACAGGTGATGGTAAAAATATTGGTATTGAAATGAAGGCTCAGGAAGCTAAGATTTATGCAAAAGAAGATAGTCTTCCACTTCCTTATGCTGAAGAAGAAGTTATTGAATTTGAATTTAATATTACTGCTTCTACTGAAACTATTCCTATGATAATGGGATATGAAGATGGTGTGTCTACTAGACCAATGGTCTATGATGCTACACATGATTTTCAACAATATCAGGGTTATCGTATGCCTATTAGTTTAGGTTCTGATGATTGTGATTTATATATTTATAGATTTAAAGTATATAACAAATCTCTTTCTGATAGAGATATTTTGAATAATTTTATTGCAGACGCTCGTAGTGCGGAAGAAATGATTGAACGTTATGATAGAAATCAAATTTATAAAGAAGGTATTTTAGACCCAGATTATCTTGCTGAGGTTTGTCCTGATTTAAGAATTATTAAACTTGAAGTTCCACACTTTACAGCAGATAAAGATGATAAGGTTTATGATAAAAATATTCAGTCTATTGTTGAATGTATTTATAAAAACGGTGATCCAATTTATGATAACTGGGTTGCTTATGATATTGTTCACAGTGGACAAGGTACTTCTTCTAATAACTATGGAGCATCTGGTCGTAACTTAGATTTAATTTTGAAATCTTACAAGGATTATGGTAATAGTCCTTATATCATTCTTGGGGATGGATCTCGTGTTAATAAAGTGTCTTTAACTCGTGAATCTATTCCTGTTAATTATTTTAATGTAAAGGTAAATATTGCTAGTTCTGAAAATGCAAACAATGCTTTATTTGCCAAGAGATACAATCAGTATAATCCTTATAATCGTCCTTTTGTACGTGAAGATGAATCTATAATTCCTTATATTAAAGATACAATGGAATTCCAAAACTGTGTTATTTTCTTAAAAGAGTCAGATCCAGATTTATCAACTCACGTAGAATTTAATGATTGTAATTATCATTATTATGCGTTTGGTAATATCGGTGATTCTAAGAAAACTGATGATACACGTTTAACAGATCCAAGTGATAGATACGAATGTATTCTTGAAGTAATGGATAACACTCTTCCAAATTCAACAATGCCTACTGGTAAAGTTGATGAAAATGGTGCACCTATCTATCCTATTGCCCCATCTGAGTGGTGTGAAGGAAACTCTGCTTATGATTCATTATATGATGATTGGTTTGATGAAAAATCAGCTGCTAAAAAGGGCGAAGGACATACAGATGACACATACGGTTGGAGATATATTTATGAGGATGGTACAGACGAAGAAAATGCAGAGGTAAAAGCTTTTGTAGAACAGAAATGGAAAGATTTCTATGAATTTGTTGTTACATCTACAGATGAAGAATTTAAAGCTAATCTTGGAGATTGGGTTGTACTTGATTCTGTCATGTATTATTATCTCTTTACTCTTCGTTATACTATGACAGACAATCATGCAAAAAATAGTTTCTGGCATTATGGTAAAACTGGCGAAGTAGACACTGAAGGAAATCCAATTCGTAAATTTGATTTATCCTTTGCATATGATATGGATACAAGTTTAGGAATTGATAACTATGGACGTATGACTTATCGTTATGGTTATGAAGAAGTAGATTATGTTGATGGTACTTCTGACTGGGTATGGAATGCACCACAACATGTATTCTTCCTTAGACTTCGTGAACTTTTCGATGAAGAATTATGTGAATTATACACAGAGCTTGAATCTTTGGGTGCTTGGAGTTCTACTGGATTAATTAATCAATGGAATGAATGGCAGTCTCAATTCCCAGAAGAATTGTGGCGTGTAGATATTGAACGTAAATATATTCGTACTTATACTGGTTCTTTTATTAATGGCGAAGCAAAGCCTGAATTTTTAAAAGAAAGAGCTAATGGACGTAAGAAAACTCAACGTGCTCAATTTGAAAAGAATCAAGAAAAGTATATGTCATCTAAATTTGGTGGCACTGTTGCTTCTGCTGATGATGTTATTCTTAGATGTTCTGTTCCAAATACTGATTTGGCAGTTGCACCTAATTTTGATATAACATTAACACCATATTCACATATGTATATCAATATAAAATACAATACAGCTCCACCAGTTAAAATGAGAGCAATTCCGAATACAGAATATACAGTTGAATATACAGGTGATGTGGCAGATATTATTGAAATTTATAGTGCTTCTTGTTTGAAGTCCATTGGTGATTTGTCTGCTTGTTATTTGATTAATGGTGATTTTAGTAACGCTAAGAAGATTAGAGAATTAACTCTTGGTAGCGGCACCGAAGGTTATAATAATACTAATGCTATGACATTAGGATTAGGTTCCAATGAATTATTAAATAAGCTTGACATTCAAAATATGTTTGGTTTATCTTCTTCTTTAGATTTATCTGGATTAAAGAACTTAAAGGAGCTGTATGCTCTTGGTTCAAGTGTAAGTGGTGTTATTTTTGCTGATGGTGGTAATATTGAAATTGCTGAAATTCCTGCAGTTGGTAGTTTATCAATGAAAAACTTGAACTATTTAACTGATGATGGTATGGAAGTAGAATCATATAATTCTTTAACCAAATTAGTTGCAGAAAACTCATTACTTGATTTAGTAAGTATTATTAATAATAGTCCTAACTTATATCAGGCAAGATTAATTGGAATTAATTGGAATCTCGAAGACACAAGTCTTCTTGAGAGAATATATGGTTTGGCTGGTGTTACTAATACTGGTGCAAATAGTGATCAATCCGTTCTTTCAGGTAATGTATTTGTGCCAGTTATAAGACAACAAGAATTAAGAGAATATCAAGAGGCATGGACTGACCTTAATATTACTTATAATACTTTAGTTGAACAGTTTGCAGTAACATTTAAGAATGACGATGGAACTATTTTAGAGGTTCAATATGTTGATAAGGGGTCAGATGCAATAAACCCTCTTACAAGAGAAGAAAATCCTATGGCTACTCCTACAAAAGAAAGTACTATTAGTACAGATTATACTTTTGCAGGATGGGATTCTAGTCTGACAGGTATATTTGGTGATAGAGTTGTTACAGCAACGTATAGTGAATCGACACGTTCTTATACGATTACATATAAATCTAAAGGAATTACTCTTAATGGATATCCAAAGACAGGATTGTATGGTGAAAATATTCCTTATGTGGGAGATATTCCAGTATATACTTTAGAGGAATCTGCTTATTCATATTATTTATTTACTGGTTGGGATAAGAGTGGAATTATTGATGGTGATAAAGTTGTCAATGCAGTATTTGATTCATGTACTTTTAGTGATGGGTATTTTGATGGTAAAGATCTGTCAGAATTACGTCCTGTAGAAATTTATATGATGACTAAGATGGGATTACATGATACTTATGTTGAAGATAAGGATTCTATTTCTATCTCTTTTGGTAATGATTATAATTATGATGATGTAGAAGCTGTTGAGATCATTAAAGAAAGAACTATATTTAATGGAACAAATTATATTGATAGTGGTATTGCTCTACTTAATGAAGATAGAAGCTTTGTTCTTGCTATCGATTATAAGATGTCTTCAAACACTACAACTAATAATGTATTAGTACAATGTTATCAAGATAATGGTTCAAATGGATTCAAATTATCTTATAGTAATGGTGCAAAACTTACATGGGGTGTAACATCACCATCTAATGTTGTTGCAAGTGCAAATATGCGTGAAATGCTTGTTATTCGACATATTAAAGGAGAACAGGCACTTCATGTTTATAGTTCTAATTTGGCAAACACAGAAATTAGTTATGAAGAAATTTCAACGACTAAAGCTATAACAAGTGATTCTACTCTTGTATTTGGTTGTGCAAAAGCAAGTGATGGAATGTATGAAAGATTTGCAATAGGTGAAATTCACTGGGCAAAATTATGGTATGCAGATCTTGGAGACTCTGCTTGTAAAGATTTAGCATTATGGACTCATGAAAATCTTACTATGGAAATGTGTGGATTCAGAAATTATTATTTAAGTGATAATTCTAATAAACGTAGTTCGATGACATTCTTAGCAACTCATTTGTTAGATAGAAATAGACAAATGTCTGTATCTGATAAGAATGCTGGTGGTTGGGCTAATTCAACATTGAATACTTTTATGAATTCAAGAATGTATAATTCAATTGAGTTAGAATGGAGACAATTGATTAAGCAAGTAAAAATTAAATCAACCATTGGTAATAAATCATCGGAAACTTTCGAATCTAATTGTTACTTAACTGTTCCAGCAGTTTATTCGGTTGCTTCTACGGACAATGAAATTTATAATGAGAATAAACCTTATGCATCAGAAGGTTCTTTAATTAGTTATATTAAAAATGCTGATGAAAGAATTAGGAAATATGAAGATGGTGAAATTGGAGAATATTGGACACGTTCGCCAAATGTAAATTATGATTCATATTTCTTTACAATTAATGAATCTGGTGAGCCATATGGGTATAACCTTCCATATAATGCTTATGGAATCCTTGTAGAGTTTTCAATTTAAGACAAAATCTTATTTAAGATATAATCTTTAAGATAGATGTAATAGGGCTGTAGATTTTACAGTCCTATTACTTATGTTTGGAGGGACAAGCATGTATTATAAAGTTATTAAAGATAATAAAGTAATAGATGTTCTTGACCAGTTAATTTTTCTTAAATATCAGAAGAAACATAATATCATGATAATCTGTAATGAATCTGAGGCAGAAGCAATCTTGTCGTCTGACAAGAATAAGATTTGGCATGAAAAGACTTTATATAAAGTACCAGTTGATGGATATGACACTGTAGAGTTAGTCGAAATTGATAAGTATGAATATGAGAAGTTGAAAATGTTGAATTATAAGACACCTGAAGAAATTATTGATGCATTTGTATTGTCATTGATGGAAGGTGGTGTTCTGTAATGAATGAATTTGTAGAATCATTAAAAAGATTATATAATGCAGAAAAAGTATCACAATTGAAAATTGATGAACTTTTGAAAGCCAAGAAAATTACTGTCGAAGAACATCTTTATATTTTAGGAATGGAGGTTAAGACATGAGTGACATGTATACTATCCTAATAAATGAAGACCATTCGTTTACACATACAAATAAGAAACGAATTATGTGTCGATCAACAGGAATTGATAAAGTTAAATTTCTTGTTAATCAGACATATGGAAATTTAGATATGACAACATGCAATGTTGTTTTGGAATATGTTACACCAATTAGTCGTAAATATGATGTTATTGTATTAACTAAGTCAGAAGAACTATATAAAAATAGAGTTGAATATATTCTTCCAATTGATACTAGATTTACTTCTGAAGTTGGTGATTTAGAATTTACTATTAGTTTTACTAATTTAAATTTAGATAATACAGTTGACATTAATGCTTTTACTGAGCAGGTAAGAAAAATCGGTACTACTACTATTACTATTCATGATACTGTTAGATGGTCTGATTATATTGCAAGTTCTAGTTTAGACAACATTGCACAGATTATGTTGACACAGCAGAGTCTGATGGAACAACAGAAAGTATATGCAGAAATGATTGCATATAGTAAAGCAGATGGTATTGCAAAAGATGAAGAAACTAATGAAATTTATCTTACTTCTAATGGTGTTAAGTTAGGAGAAGGTGTTATTGATGATGGAATTGGAGAAGATGGTATTCCTATTATTAAGTTGAATCCAGATGATTCTGGCGAAGAGAATATACCAGTTGTTCCTGAAGAAGATGACAATGTTGTAGAGTTTGGATATGCAGACATGGTTGAAACTACACCAGAACAAGAAGATTTTGAAGTTGTACATTTCTAAATTAATCATATACTAAATTATTTTGCAATAGGACGGACTGCTTAATGAATTTTAGGTGGTCTGTTTTATTATATATAGAAACTTATTAACTATTTTAAAAACGAAGGAGGTTTTAAAATGGCAGATAAAGCTAGACATGCTTTTGGTTCGGAATTGAATGTTGATGCCGCATTGCAAGCTGGTAAAATTGACGCATATGACATTTTATTCTTGGACGAGAAGAAAATTGGTTGGATTGATAAGAATGGTAACAAAATTATCATTGAAGACAAAGCCCAAATCGTTAGAGTAACAGAACTTCCTACTGCCGATGGTGACGAAGGTGTTGTTTACATCTTTGAAAACAAAGGTTATGTTTGGGATGGCGCTCAATGTGTAGCTATTGCAGAAGGTGTAGATCTTTCCGCACTTGAAGGCAAAGTCTCCGATCTGGAAGCAGAGATTGAAGCAAAGGTTGATACTGAAACTGTACAAGCTATGATTGAAGAGCACTATGAATCTATGATTAAAGTTGTTGAATTCTAAGAAAAGGTGCATCGAGTATGAGAAATTTAAAATTTAATAGTAAGGAGGTGACGATGGGGTATGGCTAATGTTGAAAATGGAGATTTGCAATCTGCGATAGATAACGCTGCCGTTGGGGAAATTGTAGTATTGACAAGCGATATTGTATTAACCAATAGAGTCACTGTGTCAAATGTAGTTACTATTGATTTTAATGGTTACACTATTACTTGTGACATCAATGATGGTTATGGTGCAATTTATGTAGGCACAAAAGGTGTTTTGACTATTAAAGATAGTAGTTCTGGACAAACTGGTGGAATTATTAATACTGTTGGAAATGCTATTGGTAACTATGGTATTGTAGATATATATGGCGGTACATTTGTAGGAAGTTATGCTTTGTATAATTTCTATTATAATAATTCTGTTTATGGAACATCCACTATTTATGGTGGCACATTCAAAGCGTCTGACGGGAATCCACTTGCGATTGCAAACTGCGGCGACTTAACTATTAAGGGTGGAACTATTGAGACTATTGATACAACTAATGTATTAAATGTTGTTGATGGTACTATTGAAAATTTATATGTTGGCGTAGCGGATTATAACCCAGAAAAACAAAATACTTATATTAGTGGCGGTCATATTGTTGCATTGACTGTAGCAGATGATAGTGCTAATAAAGTAGTTGTTTATGGCGGTACGTTTGATGTTGCGATTGACAGTCAGTATTTAGCAGATGGTGTTAAATTCACTTATAATGAGAACACTGGTACTTATGAAGCGACTGTTAGCCAAGGTTTCAAAGTAATTGCAACATCGTCATCTAGGATTAGAGACCTTGTTATAAAAGACCAGCAACTTATTTTTATCCAAGATTTAGGAAGAATTGCTTTTGATTTTAAAGGCAAAAGAGTTTTTTATAACCAGATTGTAGAATTAAATACTGAAGCTGAAAGATTGGAATTGGAAAATCCATTGGACGGCTATTATTTTGTAATTGGTTCTGCTTGTCTTTGGCATTATAAGGACGGATGGACTCAAATTACTGAAAGACCTAAAGAAGTTTTATTTATTGGAATCGAACTTCCTGAACTTGGTCAGGAAGGAAAACTTTATATAGATATCGATGATAAAGAAATTTCTGTTTGGGATGAAGACAATAATGAATATATTGTTGTCGCAGACAAAACGCATTCAATCAGTGAAGAAGATATTGCTTCACTTTTTGATAAATAAAAATTGAATATGGAAAGTTAAATAGTGAAAGTAAAATTAAACTAAATAATTTTACAAACGAAAAATTTTTATTATGAAAAGGAGAAATTTATTATGGCAGAAATTAAGAAATATTTAGATCAGACTGGTTTAGAGGCATTGGTAGCAAAGATTAAATCTGAGGACGCAGCAGTTTTAGCATCCGCAAAATCTTATGCTGATGGTTTGGCAACTAATTATGACGCTGCTGGTGCTGCTGCTACTGCGGAATCTAATGCAAAGAAATATGCTGATGAGCAGGTAAAGGCTTTGGCTGATGGTCAGGTTGCTACTAACAAGACAAATATTGAGACCGTTATGGGTGATTATCTGAAGGCTGCAGATAAAACTGAACTTCAGGGCAAAATTGATGCTGTAGATGGTAAGGCTGATGATAATGCTGAAGCTATTGCTGCAATCAACAATGAAACCACTGGTATTCTGGCTGTTGCTAAGAAATATACTGATGATCAGATTGCACCTGTTCAGGGTGAAGTAGATGATCTGGAAGTATATGTAGGTACTATTCCTGAGAGTGCTACTGCTACTGATATCGTAGGCTACATCAACGAGAAGACCACTGGCATTGCTACTGATGCTGCTCTTGGTGAACTGCAGGATGCTGTAGATGCTATTGAAGCTGATTATCTGAAGGCTGCTGATAAGACCGAGCTGGATGGCAAGATTACTGCAGAGAAGAATCGTGCAGAAGGTATCGAAGCTGGTCTGAGATCTGATATCGACACTGTTAAGGGTGACTATCTGAAGGCTGCTGATAAGACTGAGCTGGAAGGCAAGATCACTGCAGAAGAGAACAGAGCTAAGGGTATTGAAGGTGGTCTGGAAACTAGACTGAAAGCTGTTGAAGATGACTATCTGAAGGCTGCTGATAAGACTGAATTACAGGGCACTATCAACGACCATAAGGCTATTCTGGATGCAGTTAAGGAAGATGTTGATGCGTTCTTCTTGGATGCTGACATGACTGAATCTGCTAAAGACACTCTGAAAGAACTGCAGGCTTACATCGCTTCTGATGAAACTGCTGCTTCTCAGATGGCTGCTTCCATTAAGCAGAACGCTGATGCTATTGACGCAGTAGAAGGTAGAATGGATACTGCTGAAGGCAAGATTACTACTGCTGAAGGTAAGATTACTGCTCTGGAAGGTGCTGTAGCTACTAAGGCTGAACAGAGTGATCTGGATACTGCAAATGGTAAGATTACTACTGCTGAAGGTAAGATTACTGCTTTAGAAGGTGCTGTAGCTACCAAGGCTGAGGCTCAGGCATTAGCTGACGCTGTTGCTGCTCTGGAAGGTGTAGATACTGGTCTGGATAATCGTCTGAAAGCTGTTGAAGCTCAGCTTGGTGATGGTGAAAATTCTGTATCTGACCTGATCGCTACTGCTAAGCAGGAAGCAATTGATGCTGCTGCTCAGGATGCTGCTTCTAAGGATGCTGTTGTTCTGTCCGAAGCTCAGAAATACGCTGATGCTGAGGATGCTAAGATTGAGTCTCGTGTAGACGCTCTGGAAGATGACACTCATACTCACAGCAACAAGGAGCTGTTAGATACTTATACTCAGACTGAAGCCAACCTGGCTGACGCTGTAGCTAAGAAGCATAGCCATGCTAATGCAACTGTTCTGGATGGCATTAGTGCTGAAAAGGTAGCTGCATGGGATGCTTCCGAGCAGAACGCTAAGGATTATGCTAAGACTTACGCTGATGGTCTGAATAGTGCAATGACTTCTAAGGTTGAAGCTGTAGAAGCTAAGGCTGATAAGAATGCAGAAGATATCGCTACTAAAGCTGCTTCTGCAGATCTGACTAAGCTCGCTGAAAGAGTAACCAAGAATGAGGGTGACATTGCAGCTAATGCTTCTGCAATTGCAGCATTCAGCCCTATTTCTACTGATGATATCAACGCACTTTTTGCTTAATTAATATAAAAATATAAACAAACAATGTGAGGTGGCAGAAAATCTCTGCCACCTTTTACTAAAATTTAGAAGGTGATAAAACTAATGGCAAAAATTAACGTTTATTTTAATGATAAAAATTACTTTATTGACGAGTCTTCTTTTTTCGAACCATTTGTTGAGTTAAAACAGCATCTGTCTACTACTATGAACGGTTCTGGTTCTGTAATTAATTTTGGTGGAAGTTCTTACAATGTTGATTCTGAAAAATTATCTGATACTATGAATGAATTTATTTCTCATCTTGGTAAAATTTCTGGCAGTGGTTACAAAGTTGTTGTTAATGGAATCGAGTATAATATTGATTCTACTAAACTTCAAAAAGCTATTTCTGATTTAGAAGCTGTTTTAAGTAATTTAAATAATCCTGATGATGTAGTTAATATTATTATATTAGATGAGTCAACTTTAGACCAATCTGTATTAGATTGATTAATTAGGAGGGTATAAAATTATGTCTTATGAAAAATTAGGTTTTACAAAAGGTCAGATTTTAAAAGCTGACCATTTAAATCATATAGAAGAAGGCATTGCTAATGCTGGCGGTGCATCCAGCTGGGACGATCTGAAGAATAGACCGTTTTATAAAGAACAGAGTGTTATCACTGTGTTACCTGAGACTGTAATTACAACAAGTCCGGACGCTACAGTCAATATGGCATATCTCCCCAGTTTGTTAGAACTGGTTAACGGCAAGACTTATCGGATTACATACGATGGTAAAAGCTACACCAGTGTGTGTGACAGTCGTGCTTTTTATGAGTATGAACTGTTATCTATTGGTAATAGATCTTTAGCAAACTATGATGATAATACTGGTGAGCCTATGGCACTTGGTACTATTACTGAGATGGGTGTAAGTGCATTATATACGGATGAACCGGGTGAACATACTGTGAGCGTTGAACTTATTGACAGTGTTACCCACTTCGACCCTGACCGTATGCCTGTGGGGTATTCCGTATGACACAAGAGAAGAAACGGCTATTGAGTGGGACGGAAATACAGAGGGAAGAATCACTATCGAACTAGGTGGAAATAACGGAACTTTCGTCAAAGTATCAGACCTGACACCTTCTTTTAATGATTTGAATGGCGCATCTTATGAGTGGAGTGACGGTGTTGCGGAGCATATAGAAAATCTTTATGATTACGAAGTGGGCATTAGTGATGATAGTAATATTGTCGTTGTTTACGAGAACGATGCGTCAATCATTGGGCATACTTTCCCTGAACCGGGTGTGTATCTGAAAAAATTGCCTGATTTTTACGTTAGCAAGGTGATTGTGTCCGCACAAGGCGAATTGAAGCCACTTGCACCCAAGTTCTTACCGTTTGTTGAGATTGTCGAAGAATCGAGCGGGTGTCGATGTAATATGAAATATGCCGAAGTGGTAAGTTTGCTTGAAAAAGGTGAAACCCTTTTCTGTGTTCTCAAGAATCCAAAAGAGTACAGACAGGATTTTGCAACACATATATATAAGGGTGGCGAAGTCGTGCGATTCATCTTCCATATCGGAACAAATCAAAAGATTGAGTATGTGCTTGACGAGAATGACAGTGTTAGTATTCCAGCCACCTAACAACCTAAAGCACTGCCCTTCGGGGTGGTGCTTTTCTAATGTCGGAACTACTTATATTTCTATTGATGGAAACAACTTGTATGTTAATTTCGGGAAATAAGGATAACCATTGGTTCGTAATTAATTGATTTTTATTTTATATCAATACCAATATATATTACGGAGACCACAATTAATGGAATCTCCTATTTTAACAATAAAATGCGGATTTTATTTATAATTATGTATGATAGCTAGAAATTTTTTTATTTTTTAGAAAGGTGTAAATAAATTAATGGCAACAAAATATTTATCTTTAGATGGATTAATAGAATATGATGCTCTAATAAAATAAAAAATTAATATAAAAGTAAATATAAATCATTTTATAAATTTATAAAATTAATATTATAAAATTAAAAAGGAAAACAATATGAAAATTGTTAATCTTTATTTGATTAGCAATTTGATTTTTATATATAAAACTCTTTATATGAAATTTTATCAGACGTAAAACTATTTAATAATACAAAACATTATAACACAGTATGTTTTGATTGTGGATATTGATTTATTAAGCACATATAATTGAATATTTAGACTCAAAACATACATGAATATAAAGCATATCTATATTGATATTAAAAATATTATATGCATGTTGGTTGGTTGTTTTTAAGTTGAATAGCATAATGTCTTTATAAAATATAAATAAAGGGGGTATAAAAATAATGAAAATTTTAAATCTTGAAGGTTTAACACAATTCTATTATAATTTAAAAGATCATTTTGCAGAATCATCGCATAAGCACACACAATCTGAAATTATAGGTTTAATTATAGACGATGAAGTTTCAGCAACTTCAAATTTGGTCAAAAATAGTGCTGTTAATTCTGCATTAATATCTATGAAAAATGAATTGAAAAAAGACATTGAAGCAACAAAAAATTATACTGATACAGAAATTGCCAGTTTGGTTGATTCTGCCCCAGAAACATTGGATACTCTTGGAGAACTCGCAACTGCTTTTCAAGAAAATAAAGATGTTGTCGATGTATTAAATAGTGCTATAGCTACAAAGGCAGACATTAATTATGTTGAAAACCTATATAAAACATTAAATTCAAATACAGTATTAGGATTTTATTGTATTGAAGATGTGACAATTGTTACTAATGGCGTTTCCAAAGTATATCCAGCAAACTCAAACGTTGAAGTTAAATTTATAGAAGGCGATGTATTTGAAATTGTTCCAACATCAAATAATTCTATTTTAGCATTAACTGCGTTCCCTAGTGCTCTAGGAACATATTATCCTTGGTTGGAAGGTGTTAAACAATTTTCAAATATTTTGTTTGATATGAACGCAGAGGATATGTATTCAAAATGGAGTCAAGGCAATCAAGGGTCATATCAGGTGCAATATGCACAATACGCCAATTGTATCTTCTGGAGCGATAATCCTTACATAAGTGATGTTTCCAAAAGAACAAATTATACATTATATTATACATCTCAATTGCCTTTATGTTACTCAACTATTCCTGATAATACATTCAAAGCTTTTTATCTTGCTTTTAATGTAAATAGCGACCCTAACTGGGGAAACAAGGTATATAGAGATAGTTTCGCAAAAGCAACATGGGCAACACAGGTATTTAGCTACTATGGTGCTAGAACAATTGGTATCTTTGGGCATGACGACCCTGATTTTAATATTATATTACCTAAAGATTGCAGAGGTTTAATGTATGCGGCAACAGCTATTGAAAATGCTGGTACTTTTGACGCTGTTAATACTACTAACTTTGGTGCAAAATCTGGAAGTTGGAGAGAAGCTTTTGGAGGATGTTCTTCTTTAAGAAACTTATATATCAAAAATCTTAAAGTCAATTTAAATATATCATGGTCGCCAATTAACTATGATTCTATTTATTTCATTATTTCAAAAGCTGCGAATACAAATGCAATAACAATAACTGTTTCTCCATACACATATAACTTATTGGGTTCATCTGATTTTGAGTTAGCTGCAAGTAAAAATATTACTATAGCATTACTTACTAGCAATTATGTTGAAGATAGACGTTTAAGCGATATTGATAATAAAGCTGATAAGACATTAGTTTAATCTCTTCAAGCCGAGATTGATAACATAATCGAAATAACAAGTGAAGAAATTTACTCTTTATTTTCATGATATTTAAATTTTATTTTTTATAGAAAGGAGAATACAAATGAGTACAAAAAAATATTTATCTTTAGAACGATTAAGAGAATATGATGCTTTGATTAAAGCAGAAATTTTAAGTGGTGATGAAGCCACATTAGAAAGTGCAAAATCTTATGCTGATGGTCTTGTTACTGGTGGTCATGATCATGATGATAGATATTATACTGAAGCAGAAATGGATAGTAAAATTGATGAAATTAACACATCTATTTCTGGAGTAACAAATGGTGATGTTGTTGTAAAAAAGGCTGAGCAAGCAACATCTGCTAATGAAGCTACTCATGCAGAGACTGCTTCTTCTGCTAATTCTTCATTAGATGCTGAAAAATTAGGTGGACAACTTCCATCTTATTATGCAAAAGCAAGTGACATTCCTACTGGTGCTCTCGCTGATAAGGATATTATTTCTGAATCTGATTTAGATTCAGCCCTTGCTGAGAAAGTAAATGCAGCTTCAGAAGGAAATCATAGTCACTCTAATAAAACGGTTCTTGATGGGATTACTGCAACTAAAGTTTCTGCTTGGGATTCTGCAGAAGCAAATTCAAAGGCATATACTGATAGTGTAGTTGATGGAAAAGCAGATGCAGAACATGGTCATGCTATTGCAGACGTTTCTGGTCTTCAGTCTGCTTTAGACGGAAAAGCCGCAACAAGTCATGGCACTCATGTAAGTTATTCTACTACTGCTCCTG